GTTCATGCATTTTTTCAATATCATCTAATAACTTAGGAACTGCAATTCTTGCTCGCTCGAGGATTGCAGTTTCATAGTTTTTAATTCCAACATTTGTAGCAGACTTAATTCGACGGTTTCTAAATAGTGTTTTAATTTTACTAATTAACGATGGAATTTTTGGTGTCATGTTTAATTGAATCATGTGTTGATTGTTGCGCTGATCAGTTGCCTGTTGCCGCATCTTTACAATTTGTTCTTCTTTTGCTCTTTCCGCTGCTTCTTTTTCACGTGTAAGTCTTTGGTTTTCTTCGCGTAAATTTTGCAACTCAGCAGAAATTCTAGATTCCTCTTCTGCTTTCTTTCGCTGCAATTCTTCATATTTTTCTTGTGCGATTCTTCCCTTCTCAAGTTCTTCTTGAGAAGGTTCAATAATTTCAACTTCAACAATTTCTTCTTGGAAATTTCCTTCGATCCACTCCTCCACAACCACTTCCTCGGGTGGAGGCGGCACTGACACTAAAGGTTCTGGAATATAATCTTGCGGAGGTGGTGCGACGACTCTTGCTCTACCCATATTATTTTTTCCCTATTACCATGAAGCGGTCGAACTCGACCTTACCATCCCAACTGTAATATGACTGCTTAATAGATCCCTTGTAGAAAACATCAGTAACTCCAATATTCTCGATGTGCTCTTCAATCGTTGGTACGCAATTAATACCATACATTTCTTTGAATACATTTGACGATTGGCAGGCAAAAATACAATCTGGGTTTGCAGTTGTCATTTTCTTGAGGGGGTACATGGTCTCACAACAAAGAGAAATAACAACATCTGTTTCTAGTGCATTGATATCATGATATGCAAACGGAATATCCCAATTGATGTGATTTAACTCAACACCCGTGTTGGAATAATACCTATTAAACACTTTAGAGAGTTCCAATGCATCTTTGTCGATATCGATTAAATTAATTTTCTTGACGTTTAGATTTTCGCATAACAATGGAACGAGCGGAAACCCCAACCAAGAATTCAAAACCGTAATATTTAATTGCTTGGTTACATCTACGCATTTCTGCAATTCTTCTACCAACCAGATAGCAGCATCCATAGTATTTGGATTCAAAGACTTACGAAAGTCTTCGTGTTTAAACGGCATTTCGTGATTGATCTTTTCTAGACCTTCACCCCAATAACGATAGTTGTTTAAGTAATTATAATTTAACATCTTGTGGTCTTTCCATTGAATCATATAAACAAATAAGTGGTTCTTCGCGCAGGACTTGTTCTCTTACATCTGTCGGCCACATATATCCGTAGTTGTAACTGTATACCCAACCGTCTGGGAAATGGTCAATTTTCAGAAGACGTTCTCTTTGATGCCCGAATAGATTGTCGAGACCGCGATAATAGAAGAACATTTGATCTGCATAATCTGTGACGAACTTGGTGATTTTGTCGATATCTAACCTATCATTCCACCTCAACACGCTAGAATTTAAGTCTGTATATTTGTGCGGAATATCTTGGGTGTCTTGTTTCATTTTCTTCATGTTATGCCAATGAGTGCGAACAAAAGTTAAACCGTCTTCCGGATCATGATCAACGATGCAATCGATATTGTTTTGAATACCGATATCAAGATCTAGAAAAAGTTTTTCTCCTTTTTGCTTAACAACATTTCGGTCAAAAAGATATAACTTATTCCACCATTTTTCGTAGTAGTTATCCTCGGGTAATGGGATGACATTAATTTCTGGACTTAATCCACCAGAATGTTCGGTCAAACAATAAAAATTAAATTCTGTTGTAATGTGTTGTTTGCATTGTTCGAGAATTTTATTGACATCTTCCGAATCATATTTGAATCCCCACTTTACTGTGTAAATATTAATCATTATACATTCCAATGTTCTAAGAGATCAGGATCAACAAGCGATTCCTGCTTCACTTTCCCTCTGCTGTTGTCTGTAAATGGAAGTAAATCCACATTAAAAACACACACAATACAGTCCTTTCTATATATACCGACTTCAAGGTCGCCTGAATCCCAGTCGCGTCCGCGATTGTAAGAGTAAGCAAAGGTATTTGGAAAATGTTTCCATAATGGAGTATCGCTAAAGTCTCCCCATCGCCAACTATGATAGTTGTCAGTTCCATCGGTGAACGTGAACCAAATACGTTCTTGATGTTCTAGCACATCCTGCCAGATGCACTCTGTCTGATCATCTGACCACACCATACAACTACCATTAGTATATGCGCCATGGGAAAGTTTGAAGTTGCGAGACTTCATCGGTCTCGGATCTTGCCACCACGAGCGCAACTTGGTAGGATTCTCTAGGTCATAAGTGATGATTGGCGACAAATCATTTTGTATGATAACATCGAGGTCGAAGAATACAAATCTGCCAGTTGGTTTATCGTCTGCGAAGTTGTGGGTGTTGAAGATAAAAGTCTTTGGTCTGTCCCAACAACGTGCCATGCCGTATTTGAAATCCTCAGAACCGAACCAGTATTTTGGGTGGATGTCAGGAATGTCTGGGAAGTCGATGACTTTAATTTCAGTGTCAAACCCTTCACTATTATCTGTGTAGCAATAGAAGTGAAACTCAAAATTATCTGGGGTATGCTTCTTTGCCATTCGATAAAGACGATTGACAAACTCAGCGGAATACTTTGTTCCCCATTTACAGCAAACGTAATTAACTCTCATTCGCAGTTCCACAATCTGAGAATGTCTTCATGTTCGCATTCCAATAACTTAATTTGCTCTTTAGCAGAAGGATGGGGAACATTATCCGTATTGAATAAGCAAATCTTGGCATCGGATCGAAACTTAAATCGTTCAATATCATCTGGGTAATGCTTTCCTCGATTCCAAGAATAAATCCATCCGCCTGGAATGTCTTTCCAGAAATCCCTCTGTCTCCAGTAATGATAATTATCGCTCCCCTTGAAGAAAGTTTTAAATATCGATTCGGAATTCTCGATGGCATCGTTGTAGATATGTTCGCATGATTTACCAGGCCAAAGCATCATACTAGAATTGTAGAATGTTCCTCGAGTATCAATAAACAGTCTGTCATGTTTCTGTGATTGTGGTTGCCAGCGGCATTGAATTATACGAGGTTTCTGAGCAAGTTCTTCAATGTCAGATATATCTTCTTGGATCACAAGGTCAAGATCAAAATAGCACCAGTCACCTATGTACCCCAACCAGTTGTGTGAATTAAATACTAAGAACTTTGCTCGGTCAAAACAGAAGGTTTCTTTACCAAACCAATATTTTGGATGTAGAATACCATCGTCTGGTATAGGCGCAGTGTCGCAAATTAAACCATCGGTATCATCAGTATAACACGTGAATGTAAACAGGTTGGGGTAGTTCTTCTTTACCATGTTGTAAAGATTGTTCACATATTTGGCGGGATACTTATCACCCCACTTAATGCATACGAAGTTCATCATATTCTTTATCTGCTCCAGGAAACTGGTCTAACCCATTTAGTAATGCTATAGTATAGTCTGGTCTATACCAGAAAGATTTATTGTGGTCATCTATACCATAATAGTCTGCGCCATATACGAACGAATATATCTCACCTTTCGGAAAGTAATTAAATCTAAAATCTTCGTGCCATAAGAACCTGTCGTCACCAAAATACTTAACCATGAAGTAATCTGGATTTGATTGAAAGTGCTCCCATATATGATGAACAGTCCCATCTTTCCACATCATTACGCTCGAGTTGTAATTACTTAAATACCGCATGCCATGAGTTTCTCCGACATAATCAGGAAACTCTATATTCTTCCAGTAAGTATACGCTATTGTTGGATGAATGTCAAGGTATTTCCACAGATGATCAATATTTTTTTGAATACGAATATCTAGATCCAGATAAAGAACATCACCAAACCCTCGTTGACTGAACATCCAAACCTTATACCAGTGACCTTCTATATCATCTGGCAACGGCCAAGGAACAACAATTGGATCCAATCCAGTCGGGTCGTCGGTAAAACATACGTATGTATATTTCCTGCCTGTATCTTTGACGATTCTATTCACATCATCGGCAGAATATTTTGTGCCATATTTAAGCATTATAATTGTTTTCATCACAACTCCAAAATTATAAATAGTGTCATAGTAATTTATAAGGGTTCCCGATGGCACAAATTCAAAATATCTATATCGACCAAGGAACAACTTTTTCTTTGTCTCTTATGGTAAATGATCAGAACGGGGATCCGAAAGATCTTACTGATTATACTGCTGCAGCACAAATGCGCAAATCATATTATACTAATACTTCCGTTAGTTTTACTGCTGAAATTACTTTACCAGAAGATGGTGAAGTTACTATTTCATTGACTGCTGTGCAAACATCAGCAATAAAAGCAGGGAGGTATGTTTATGATATTGAAATTACAGGCGATGGCGAAACGCTACGAGTTCTCGAGGGGATCGTCGTAATTAATCCAGAGGTAACAAAATAATGTCTTTAAAAGTTACAGTAGGAACTTCAAATACTATAAATACAAATATAGTAAGTAAAAGAACATCAACCAAAATAGAAACGTTGGCAGATGTGGATGTAGACGGTATCCAAGATGGATACACTTTAATTTACAACACTGCTACCAACAAATGGGAAGCGGCGAATCCTGCATCTGAGGTGGTATTAGATAATATAGACGGTGGAACGTATTAATAACGAAGACAACCAAAAAGGAATAGTCTAAATGTCAACAATTATTCAAATTAAAAGAAGTTCAGGTGCAACTGCTCCAACAACATCCGCCCTCCTAGAAGGCGAAATGGCATACGCACAAGACGCCAGCAATAGCGGCGCTGGTGCAAAACTTTACATCGAATCGGTAGAAGGCGGAAGTGCCGCAATTCACGCAGTCGGTGGTAAGTATTTCACAGACAAGGTTGATGCTCGTCTTATCGACGCAACATCATCAGTTGGTGGTAAAGCAACCTTTGCTGAAGGAACAGATAACGGTTCCAACAAAGTAACTCTGAAAGCACCAGATACACTTGCTGCTGATCTTACTTTGATCCTTCCAACCGCAGACGGTACAAACGGGCAGATTCTTACCACAAATGGTTCAGGTCAACTTGCATTCGCTTCACCTGCTTCGTCAACATTCACAATCAGCGATAACCAAGGAGTTCCTAATACGGATTCCTTCTCGACTGGTGGAACTCTGACTTTTGCTGGTTCAGCTGGTGTCAAGACAACAGTTTCAGACAACCAAGTTGCTATCGCTGCTGATATTACTGGCGCTACTGCTCTGACATCACTTGCTGATGCGGATGAGTTCCTTGTTTATGATGCTTCGGCAACTGCAAACAAGAAAATTACTGCTGAAGATATTGGCGATTACATCTATGCTGCCGTTTCTGGCGACATTACAATCAGTGAATCAGGTGTTGCTTCGATTGCTGCCAACTCGGTTGCTCTTGGAACTGATACAACTGGTAACTATGTTGCTACTGTTGCTGGAACTGCAAACCAAGTTGCAATCACAGGTTCAGGTTCTGAAGATGCTGGCGTAACTGTTGCTCTTACAGACAACGTTGTTCTTGTTGGTGACCTAACAGTTGGTGGTAACGACATCAAGGCATCTGGCGGAACAACTTCTATCACTCTTTCGGGTGCAGATGTTGCCGTTGCTGGCGACCTAACAGTTACAGGAAACGACATTAAGTCATCTTCTGCTACTGCGATTACACTTGATGCTGCAAACGTTGCTATTGCTGGTGATCTTACCGTAACTGGTAATGACATTAAGTCATCTTCTGCTACTGCTCTAACACTTTCGGGCGCAGACGTTACTGTTGCTGGCGATCTTAAGATCGGCGGAAATGACATCAAGGCATCAGACGGAACTACTGCTCTTACACTTTCGGGTGCTAACGTTACTGTTGCAGGAAACCTAACAGTTTCGGGAACAACAACTACTGTTAACTCGACAACTCTAACTGTTACCGATCCTCTCGTATTCGTTGGTAACGACAACAATGCAACCGACGCAGTTGACATCGGTCTGTTCGGTATGTATGATACCAGCGGTTCGCTAGACCTTTATTCAGGTCTTTTCCGCGATGCTTCGGACGGTAAGTGGAGACTCTTCAGAGATTCACAAGTTGCTCCAACAACAACTGTTAACACAGGCGCAACTGGTTATACCATTGCTACTCTTGTTGCTAACCTCGAAGGCGGAACTATTGCTTCGCTTGCTTCAGCAATCGGCGTTGCAGACGGTGGTACTGGTGCACAAACACTGACTGCTAACGGTGTTCTCTTCGGTAGCGGAACTTCTGCTATCCAAGCAACCGCAGTTGGAACTGCTGGTCAAGTTCTAAAATCTGGTGGTACAGGTGTTGCTCCTTCGTTCGGTAATATCGACGGTGGAACATACTAATAAATAGATAAGAATGGGGTGGGATTATCCCACCCCAACTTTGTGGAGATACATAATGGACCAAACTAAATTTATTAATTCGTATATTGCCAATCTTGCAGAACGGTTGAAGGCGTTGACACTTGATAATATCATGCTGAGTACACAACTTACCATGGCAAATGAAACGGTAGCAGATCTTACGCAGAAAAATCAAATTCTGGAGCACGAAAAGAATCAACCAAAACCCAATGGGAATTATGTTGACCTTGAAGGCAGTTTGGCGTTTGGCACCTCTGAAGAGTATTCTATCGGGGAAGAGGATTTAGATGTCGACAATAGTCCAAGTAAAGCGTAGTGAGACTCCTGGAGCAGCACCAACTGGTGCAGATCTAGCGATTGGCGAACTTGCTGTTAATTTGGTAGATAAGAAAATTTACTCTAAAAAGACCGACGGAACAGTTGTTGGTCTCGGCGGAGTCGCAGTAAATGATGGTGGGGCGGATGCGGGGGTGACGACCATCTCTTTCGCGGACACCATCTTCGGGGATTTCGTTGTTGATACCACAACAACTCCAGGTGTCGCGGTCGTTCGCCTAAATCAAAACGCAGATTTAGATTATGGTCTTATTACCGACAATGTTTTTGAGTACAACTCGATCGATTATGGGAGCATCTGATGGCAGCAAGAGTCAAACTGAGAAGAGGTACTTCCACCCAACACAATACCTTTACGGGCGCTGAAGCGGAGATTACCATAGACACTACAAACAATACGATAAGAGTGCATGATGGTTCGACTGCTGGTGGACATGAGTTGTTAAAGAACACTCTAGCAAATATCAAGGACGGTGCCATTCTAGATGGTGGAACATATACTACCTAAATAGGGTGGATTAGGAGATAAAAATGGCAACGATTTTACAACTTAGAAGAGGAACTACCGTTCAGCACTCAACCTTTACGGGTGCTGTTGGTGAAGTCACTGTCGACACAACAAAAGATACTGTAGTTGTTCATGATGGTACCACTGCTGGTGGCAAACCTCTGGCAACTGAAGCATATGTTACTTCAGCAATTCAGACTAAAGATAACAGTGACGAAATCACAGAAGGTTCAACAAACCTCTACTTTACAACTACCAGAGCAAGAGATGCATTTAGCGCAAGCACAGGTATTAGTATTACTAGTGGCGCAATTTCATCCACCATTACTCAATATACAGATGCTCTTGCCCGTGGTGCTGTATCTGTAACTGACTCTGGTGGTGATGGTTCACTAGCATATAACAGTTCGACGGGTGTAATTACTTATACTGGTCCAAGTGCAACAGATGTTCGCGCTCATATCAGCGCTGGAACTGGTGTTACTATTACCAGCGGTCAAATTGCTATTGGTCAGGCAGTTGGGACTGCATCTAATGTTACTTTTAATGATGTCACGGTAAGCGGCAATCTAACTGTTTCTGGAACCACAACTACAGTAAATACCGAAACAATCAATCTTGCTGATAATATCATTACTTTAAATAGTAACGAAGCGGGAACTCCTTCACAAAATGCTGGTATCGAAGTCGAACGTGGTACTTCTACTAATGTTGCATTTCAGTGGAATGAAACCAGTGATGTCTGGGAATACACAGTAGATGGCACCAACTATATTCCAGTTGTTGGCACTACAGCAACGCAAACTCTTACAAACAAGACTCTAACAAGTCCTGTAATTGGTAGTATTGTTAACACTGGTACGCTGACTTTACCAACAAGCACGGATACACTGGTCGGACGTGCTACTACTGATACATTAACCAATAAAACAATCAGTGGTGCATCAAATACCCTATCGAATATCGGCAATGCTTCTCTAACAAATAGCAAAGTCACAATTGGTTCGACAGATGTAAGTCTTGGCGGAACTGTAACAACCTTTGCTGGATTGACTTCGGTCACTTCAACTGCATTCGTGGGCGCTCTCACAGGTAATGCGTCATCCGTAACTAACGGTGTCTATACTACTGATACTAGTTCAGTTACCAATACGATGCTTGCTGGTTCAATTGCTAATAATAAACTAGCAAACAGCGCAATCACTTTAGCAGGAACTGCAGTTTCTCTGGGTGGATCGTTTACCGCTACGAATATGCTTGATGCAATTAAAACCGTTGATGGTACTGGATCTGGTCTAGATGCGGATCTTCTTGACGGAAACTCAAGCGCATATTTCAGAATCAATATCTATGATGCAGCAGGAACTCTATTGAATTAATTATGACAACAGTAATCCAACTCAAAAGAAGTGAAACTTCTAATGCAGTCCCCACCGCAGGACAAATTGCAGTCGGAGAACTTGCAGTAAACTTAGCAGACGGAACATTATATTCTAAAAAAACCGACGGAAGTATTATCGAAGTCGGTGGATATAATCCAGATTTCTTTACTATTCCAGGAACAATCGATTTAGGCGATCTTGCAGGGGTAGATCCTACAGTGTATGACATGGGATCATTATAAATAGTCCGAAATAGAGGATAACAAATGACCATTTCATCCAGACAAGGACTAATTGATTACTGCCTTCGTAGACTTGGGTTTCCAGTAATTGAAATTAATGTCGACGAAGATCAAATAGAAGATCGTGTCGATGATGCACTACAGTATTTTCAAGAGTTTCATTTCGATGGAGTCGAAAGAACTTATCTGAAGCACCAAATCACAGGCAACACTCTCAAATTTAGCGGACTAAGTTCTCCGTCGTTTGAACTCGGCGAAAAAATCGTCGGGGAAACATCAGGTGCATCTTGTTATTTACTTTCGCTTAATGGAACTACTGCCACAACTGAT